CTCTTTTCCACCCATGCCAGTTGCTCTAGAAGCTCAAAGTAATCATATTGATTATATGGATTTGGCTAAAAATTTCCTAGTGGATAATGGGTATTTAGGACATGATAGTGTTGCAAAAATACTAGTTGAAGCCAAGCAATTTGAATCAAGTGCCATATCCAAAGAATGTTGGATAGAGTGGTGTAAGCTTAAAGAGCGTGTTAAAACGACACCTATGTGGACAAAATTAACATTGCCTTGTTTTCAAGATCCTGATGTGTGGAAAAAGATTATGAAAGGTTTGACTTTGATTGGTGGTGCTTTGAGTGTTGTATTAGCTATATATAATATGCGCTCTGAGGATGCACCTGAAGTAGAAGCTTTTGCATCAGGTGATAGTAAGACAATTATGACAAAGAAAGAAACAAAGATTAAGCATGTGCGTATACCCAAAGAAGCTCAAGGCTGTAGTGATAAGCGTGGATTAGATTTGATAAAACAAACCTATGTGAACATGTTATGTCAGGTTATAGTTGAGCGGGGTTCTGGAGCTAAAAACTGTATTAATGGAATCTTGTTGGGAAGTAGAATTATTTTGGTTCCTAATCATTTATTTTTAATGTCTGATGAGGGTTCTGCATTAACAGTTCGCACTTTGAATAATACGTTTACCATTGAGATGGAAGAAGCGTCTTTCGCATCGTATCCAGACATGGATTTGGCTGTATTGATAATGCCTTCTCGGTTTCCATTGTTCCCAAAGCAAACAAAGCATTTTATAAATGAAGGTGATGTTGGAAAATTTTATATGCAACATATGGCCCTTTTGCAACTGTGTCCTAATATAGATATGATGATTCCTTTAATGACTATGGTGAAGAGCCCTAAGCGAGCAGGAAATATTAATTATGACCTTAAGCATGGTGAAGTGCGTGAATTATCAATTGTTGATGGCGTTCAATATGAGTGCAATACAGAGGTAGGCGATTGTGGATCCCCTCTTATTTGGTTGCATCCTAGTGTTAATCGGAAACTCGTTGGATTTCACGTTGCTGGCGGATATAATACTGGTGTTAGCAATATTATTACACATGAGATAGCAGAAGATTTATATAATAAATATTCCACTGTAATGCTTGAAGCTCAAAGTTTTGAAATGGTGGAACCATCATTAAAGAGTGGAGTTGGAAACATAAATGGCTTGCATTATGAAGGACAAGTTGAACCTGAAAAACAGTTTCGGCAACCAGCAAAAACCCAAATTTTAAAATCGCTAATCCATGGTGTTTTTCCCCCTACGACAGCACCAGCTGTTTTGCGTCCTATTAATGGAGTATCTCCCCTTGAGTTGGGAGTGAGAAAATCGGCAGTACCAGCTGTTATGATCCCACCCGCTGAGCTAAGTTTAGCTATAAATGAAGTCTTGGTCCATTATGAAACAGGTTCCAAGTGTATGGATAAGAGAATTTTAACTCTGGATGAAAGTATAAATGGAATTCCAGGGTGCAAGTGGGTTAGACCACTTAATATGAAGACTTCACCAGGTTACCCTTATATCCATAATAGGAAGATGTCTGGCAAATATGATTTATTTTCCTTTGTTG